ATCATAGCTACGGCTCGTAACCGGGTAAACCGCAATTATGCGGCCCCAAATATAGAGGGATAAAAGATGCCATACCAGCATAGACCGCTGTCGAAAATCCTAGCAGAAACACCCGATCTGCCCGCCGAGGGGCAAAACACAGAAGACCAGCCGAGAGATTCAGAAACCGGCCAGTTTGTGTCCCCTGCAACTGAGAATAAACAGGAGTCCATATTGCCCGAAAAGTATAAGGGCAAGACCACAGAGGAAATCGCTGAGATGCACATGAACGCCGAGAAAGAGCTTGGCCGCGTGCGCAACGAAGTGGGTACCTACCGGGGTCTAGTGAACGATCTGACTAATCTCCAGCGAAAAGCGCCAGAGCCGCAAAATGTTGATCAGGAAAAAGTAGACGTGTCAGGCGACGATATATTGCTAGACCCAGCAGGGGCTATTGATAAAGTCGTTACCCAGCGTTTGCAAGAACGCGACGAAGCGGAAGCTGTTTCCCGCGCGCAGGCAGAGAAAGACCTTGAAGGGCAACGTCTCGTCACAGACTTTCCCGACTTGGATACAATTGTCGCATCGCGCGAGTTTCAGGAATTCGCTCATCGCACCAGCGCCCGCCAGCAGGATTTAGTTACTGCGGCACAAGGCGAAGGTTTCGAGCAAGTGCAGGCTGCTCGTCGGCTACTGGAAGACTTTACTGACTTTAGAGACAGTATGGCTCCCCAGCAAGCCCCGAACACTGTTCAAAGTAGACCGGTAAACCCCACTCCCGATCCGGGCGTTCAAGCTGCCGCAGCCGTTTCAACGGAAGGCGCAGGTCCGTCCGGGGCGGTAAGTACGAAACCGCTAATCTACGAGACAGACGTAATAAAGCTCATACAAAGCGACCCCGGCAAGTATCGCTCGCCATCATTTCAGGGAGAATTGATGACGGCGATGCGCGAAGGACGCTACGTAAAATCGAGCTAACATTTAACCTAATCAATTAATACACACACTATAGGGCACACCTAAAATGAGTAACTTCAACATTAGTTCGTCAATCGACGTATCCGATGTTCAAGATTTCGTACCTGAAGTATGGGCTTTGGAAACTGTTGCAGCCTACAAGAGCAATCTCGTTATGGCGCAGTTGGTATCTCTTATCCCTCACGTTGGCAAGAAGGGCGATGTCATTCACATCCCAGCCCCGACCCGCGCCTCCGCTTCAGCGAAATCCGCGAACACGGTTGTTTCTCTTTTGACCTACGCTGATACGACTGAAAAGTCTGTCACCATTGACAAGCATTTCCACTACGCGCGTTTGCTCGAAGACGTAGCAGAAATTCAAGGTCTTCCTTCAATCCGCCGCTTCTTCACTGACGACGCTGGCTACGCTCTGGCTAAACAGACCGACACCTCGTTGTTGCAGCTCGCTGCTACATGGGGCGGAGGCACGGCCTACAGTACCGCTGTTATTGGTGACGGAACGACCGCATGGGTCCAGACTACTTCCGGTAACGGTTCCGCCATCTCTGACGCAGGCGTTCGTGAAGTTGTGCAAGACTTCGACGACGAAGATGTTCCGTCTAGGGATCGCTACATCGTGATTCCGCCGGTCGAAAAGAAGCGCATGCTTGGTAACACCCGTTACACAGAGCAGGCTTTCGTGGGCGAAGTTGGCATGAACAACTCAATCCGCAACGGCTTGGTTGGCGACCTCTACGGTTTTGAGATTTATGTATCATCGAATCTTGAAACTATTGACTCGTCTGACTGTACTTCGTACCGCCCGGCTCTGTTCTTCCAGCGCGACTCGCTCGTACTGGCTGAGCAGTTAACTCCGCGTGTACAGGAACAGTACAAACTGGAAGCACTTGGCGACTTGATCGTTGCCGACGCTCTCTATGGCGTTTCCACAATTCGTGGTAACGTTTCAGGAGAAATCGGACGCGGTTGCCGCGCTATGATGGTCCCAGCTGCCTAATAAGGCTTTAGTGATCCTCCCGCCTTCGGGCGGGGGGAGAACTTTTATAATTATAATTAAGGGGAGCTATAATGGCAAATCCGCGCATCCCCGCTAGACGGGGACATAAGCACAAAGCCTCAAGATTATTGTCAGACACGCTAACGCAGGGAGACGTTCTATATGTCAATTCTTCTGGTGACTTGGCGCTTCTGCCAATAGGTAGTGATAATCATGTCTTAACCGTCGACGGATCAGACGTAAACTGGGAAGCCGCTGCAGGCGGAGGTGGGGGAGCCTCAGAGCTGTCAGACTTATCAGATGTCGCAGCTAGCACGGCTACGAATCGATACGCGTTGTTGGCTGACGGATCAGATTTCCATAGTCGGGCTATTGTCGAGGCAGACATTTCCGATCTTGGCACTTACTTAACGGACATAACAGGGCAAGCTTTAAGCACTTTATCCGATGTTACTATCAGCAGTATTGCTTCTGGCGAACTTCTGAAATGGAACGGATCGGCGTGGATTAACAACACGCTTGCCGAGGCAGGAATTCAACCGGCAGGTAGCTATCTGTCTAATGTTTCCGAAGATACAAGTCCCCAACTAGGCGGCTCGTTAGACGTAAATGGAGAAAAGATTGTTTCCGTATCAAACGGAAACATTGATATCGAGCCAAACGGCACGGGCAACGTATTAATAGGCAATTTGACCTTTGATGCTGACCAGACCGTGGGGGCAGGACAAGATAATTATGTTCTGACGTACGACAATACAGGGGGTACAATTCAGCTTGAGGCTATTCCTTCTGTTGCTGATGAACACGTTGACGGGGTATCGTTTAATACTAGCAGTGGAGTTCTTACGCTCGCACGCAACGTAGGAAGCGATTTAACGCAAGATTTAGACGGTCGATATGCTCTTGCAACACATACGCACGCAACGTCAGACATAACGTCCGGTACATTTGCTAATGCTAGAATTGCCGAGTCGAATGTAACGCAGCATCAAGCGGCGCTAACTATTGCAGAGTCTCAAGTAGAAGCAGCTCTGGCGTCCGCTACGGCTTTTACTGCGAACAACTACGTATTTAACGTCAATGAGACAGTGGGGTCTGGGCAAGACAATTACGTCCTAACTTACGATCATTCTAGCGGCGAAATTGGCCTAGAAGCCTCTTCCGGAGGCGGGGGGCTGTCTAACGTAGTCGAAGATACATCACCGCAGCTAGGAGGCGACCTAGACGGTCAGGGCAATAATTTAGATAACATTGGCGTTATGTTCCTGAGCGAACAAGCAGCAGCTGATGCGGACGTGACTGCGGACGGCCAAATATGGGTAAAGAACGACACTCCAAACACGCTGTACTTTACTGACGATGCGGGCTCAGATTGGAAAATTCCGAAAGAGCAAATAAAGTACAAGACCTCTGATGCAGCGATAACGTCGGACAGTAGTTACAACGACGACGCAGACCTAGCGGGTTTCGTTATGGACGCCGACACTTGGTATATGGTAGAGGGCTTTCTGCATACGTCAACTGATAGCGGGGTAGATATTAAATTTAGGGGCTCTTTTACACAGACACCACAAGACGGTGCGTGGGTAATGACGGGCCGAAACTCGGGAGGTACGAATGAGGGAGATTTTGGGCCTAATATAGCTACTTCCACCGTTATTCTCGATGCAAATAACGACAACGAGCATGGATTTGTAGTTTCTGGATTTATCCAAAGTAACGCTAGTACCGGTGGAACGTTTACCGTTGAGTGGGCGCAAAATTCCAGTGACGGTGCAGCCACGACAGTACATAGAGGGTCATGGATAAAACTGACCAAATTGAGCTAGAGGATTAGACATTGACGACTAGAGAAGCGATTAACAAGGTACTCAGAGGACTGCGCCAGTTTGGTCTGTTGATGGAGTCCGGTACGTCCTCCACGACTGATGACTACCTGCTTATGATCCTCCAGTTTCTCAACGAAGCTAAAGAAGAGATTGAGGAAAGCGGTTGGGCGTGGCAAGCTCTACGACAAACCGTTACCGTGACTTTGTCTGCCTCGACCTCAGAGTACACACTGACAGCAGCCGGGAACGCGGACGTTAATACTAACGATCGCACCCGGCTTTTGTATGAGACGGTCCACGAGGGGGGTCGCACCGAAGGTTTTCGCATTGGCTCTAGCTCTCGGGCGCAAGTATTCGACGTAACGGACAGCAGCGAGCACCGTCTAAAACAGTGGACGCAAGAAAAAATGGAGCGCGTACACTTTACTGACGATAACGAAACTTCAGAGCGTCCGACACACTTTGCAATCTACGCGGATACGGACAATTTAAAAATGAAAGTTTATCCGACTCCGTCTGAGACGAGAACTTTGAAGATGCGTCTGTTTATTCCGCAAGCAGAGTTATCTTCTACCGCTCTGGAAACTACGTCTATCACGATTCCTTCTCGTCCGGTTTGGACAAAAGCATTATTAAAAGCCAATCAGGAACGTGGCGACGAATTAGGTAAGGAAGGATCGACGCTTTGGCTGGCGTACACGGATGCACACTCTGCCGCCGTAGGTATTGAGATGTCCCCGGCGGACAGCACCGTCTTTTTGGAACGATAATGGCTAACGTTTTTCCTATTGACGTTATCGCGCCGGGGTCACTCGGTTTAAACACCGAGGCTTCCAGTACGTTGTTAGCGCCTCAGTGGGCCACTAAAGCACGTAACGGCATTATTAACAGCTCGGGCCGGTTAGCTGCTCGTAAAGGTACGGCTAATGTTACGACAAACGCTATCAGTGGTACTCCGCAAATTGACGTTATGCACCAGTTTGTCAACGAAGCGGGGACTATCGAAGTTATTTCTACTGCGGCTAATAAAATATACAAAGATGTCGACGACTTTACAGATTCCGGCAATGATATCACGTCCTCGTCTGCCCCCACCGCGGACTATTGGCAATTTGTAAACTTTAATAATAAAGTGCTCGGTTTTCAGCGGGGTCATACACCGATCCAAAGAGCGTCCGGCGATTTTGCAAACGCTAGCTACACTGGAACGGGTCCCGACGGCAACAGCGCCGTCGCTGCTTTTGGGCGAGTATGGGCGGCTGACGCCGATCTCCAGACCGTGCGTTACAGCGTTCTTTTAGACGACACTGACTACCGTACCGCCAACGGGGGCGGTACTATAGACATGAGTTCAGTGTGGACGCAGGGCATGGACGAGATCGTGGCTCTAGCGGCTCTAGGATCTAATCTTATAGTATTTGGAAAGAATCATATAGTTTTATGGGCGGATCGCTCCGGCTCGGAGATCGGCCTAGACCCCACCGAGCTAGAAGTTGTAGACACGATCGAAGGGACCGGTTGTATTGCGCGCGATTCCGTCGCTGTTACCGGCGAAGGAGACTTACTCTTTTTGTCGCGCCACGGGGTTCAGTCGTTAGGTCGTGTAATTCAGTTTAAGAACAATCCGACTACAACGCTGTCTAAACATGTCCGTGGGAACATGCTGGAAGCTATCAAACAAAGTAGGGCGGCTGATTCAGCGTTAGACAGGGTACAAGCGGCACACTCGCCCGAAGAGGGTTTGTACATTATTAACTTTCCTAGCATCGACAAACAGTTTGTTTTTGACACAAACCACCCGTTTCAAGACGAGCAGGGAGACGTGCTTTTCCCGGTAACGGACTGGCAGATAGGCGATAGCGTAGCGGCTATGGTATCGTTGACTAGCGGAGAGCTGTACTTTGGCTCGTCTAGTGGCACGGTTTTGCGGTATCAAGGGCAGGACGACGTTTCTGCGTCATACGATTTTGAATTCCTAACAGGCTTTCTTGACTTTGGTGATCCGCAAATTAATCATCGTCTAAAAATGCTCAAGGAAATTGTCGCAAGTATTCAAGTCGGGGACGCTACGGTAATTTGGAATTGGGAATTTGATTTTAACGCTACAACCCTGACCCGAGCGATTTCATATAGCGGAGGAGCCAGTGCTGAATTTAACGTTGCTGAATTTTCCGACGGAGGAGGGTCCGGCGTAGGCTACGTTAACCCTAGCGTTGGCTCCGGTAGCGGCGAAACCGAGTTTAGCGGCAGCGCAGTTATCCAGCGTAAAAATATTGCAGCACACGGCGAAGGGCAATTTCTTCGAGTAGGTTGTACCGCATCTATTAATGGCTCTGAGTTGGCTGTACAGCATCTCAGCATTGCACCTAAGATTGGACGAATGGTAACGTAATGTCAGATT